TGGACAAATTGGATACGAGGAATATGCAAGAGAATTCGAAATCATCAAAGCGACGCCGTACTACAACGAAGACTTCGAGGCTGCGGTGGACGATTATGTCTTATACGTTCGCAGTCAAATTGGTGAGGGGGATGTACCATTATTTGAACAACGCGTGGATTTCAGCGACTGGGTTGCTGACGGTTTTGGTACTGCGGATGTCATCATACTTTCCCGGTCAGCCGTCCGTGTTATTGACCTTAAGTTTGGAAAGGGAATCCCGGTCTCCGCTCAAGACAATCCACAACTCAGACTGTACGCCCTTGGCGCATGGAACAAGTTCAAGGACGATTACCCGGAAATCAAAGAGGTCGTCTACTCCATACACCAGCCCCGACTTGAAAACATCAGCACCGACAGCACGACTCTTGACAAACTCCTCGACTGGGCCGTCTACTACGTTAAGCCAAAAGCCAAGAAAGCGTGGAGCGGCGCTGGTGAATTCCTCCCCGGAGAATGGTGCCAATTCTGCAGAGCCAAAGCGACGTGCCGCGCCCGCAGCGATTTTAACACCGAGCTTGCCAAACTCGAATTCAAAAAGCCAGCCCTCCTCAGCGATGACGAGTTCACCGAAGTCCTCGACAAAGCGAAAACCCTCAAAACGTGGGCCAACGACGTCGAAGACTACGCCCTCACCCGAGCAGTAAACCAAAACGTTGTGCCACCGGGCTACAAGCTGGGCACTACGGCCACCCACCGCAAGATCAAAGACCATTCCTTGGCAGCCGTGGTGCTGGAAGAAAAGGGCATCGACCCCGCCAGCATGTGGGAGCCGCCAAAGTTAAAGTCCTTGGCTAACTTGGAAAAGTTGGCAGGCAAAGGACATGTGGTACAATGGCTGGGTGAGTTGGTGGTAAAGCCAGAGGGCGAGCCAAAACTGGTTAAAATCAAAGAAACCGCAAAGGATGACTTCGTATGAGTTCTTGGTTAATTGCAATTGTGGGCTGTGTTTATTTCTGGATTGCTTGCGACCTGTTGTTTAAAGGCAACGTTGGGCTGGCAATCAGCTTCTTTGGTTACTCGCTGGGCAACGTAGGCCTTTACATGGTCTCGTCGGCGGGGTAACATGGAAAAAGAAAAGTACGTTGTTGAAGTACATATTGACGCCGACATGGTTGAAGATTACGTTGACGACTTTAGGTTCCTTGTTGGCGGCCACCACCGCAAAGAGGTGCTTGCCCTGCGAAGTTCTATCCTTACGGTCATGACGCTTTTGTGGGAAAAACCCGACCTGCTGGAGAACGAGGGCGTTCAAAGCGAGTTGGTCAGAATTATGGCAATGAGAGAAGCTATGCTTGAGTTAGGAATTTTCTATGACGCATAGTCCAAATTGTGCATTAATATCTGTGTTAGTTAAGGTCTTCGAGCCGGTACCTTTAAACCCGGCTCACATCTAAAGAGGTTAAAAATGGCTAAATCCGCTAAAGTTAAGTTCGTAACCGGCAAGGTTCGTTTCTCGTTTGTTCACGTGTTTGAACCCGCAGAAACCCTGAATGGTTCCCTGAAGTACTCTGCTTCGATCTTGATCCCCAAGACCGACAAGGACACCGTAGAACGCTTTAAAAAGGCGTTTGAGGAAGTCAAAGAAGCCAACAAGGCATTCTTTGGCGGCAACATTCCCAAGCTGCTTAAAGGCGGTTTGCGTGATGGTGATGCAGAGAAAGACGATCCTATCTACGCAGGCCATTACTTTATCAATGCCAACTCCAACGAAAAACCCGGCATCGTTGACGCTGAACTGAACCAAATCATGGACAAGAATGAGTTCTACAGCGGCTGCTATGGCCGTGCATCCATTACCCTGTATCCTTACGATGCCAGCGGTTCTAAGGGCATTGCTGCCGGTTTGAACAACGTTCAGAAGCTGGACGATGGCGAGAAACTTGGTGGCGCAACTAGCGCAGCGGCTGACTTCGCTGTGTAATTGAGTACCTTGTAGCAGGCGGGCGAACTACGGTGTGGTTCGCCCTTTTTTATCATTAACAAAAATAAGAATCCATGGATCAGTATCAAGAATATATTGCAGCTAGTCGTTATGCACGTTTCCTCGACGACAAGGGACGCCGCGAAACATGGGAAGAGACAACCCAGCGTTTTGTGGATTACATCTTTAGCCGCACACCGGCAATTACCCCAGACGAAAAACTGAAAGACAAAATTTATCACGCGATCAAAGACCTGAAAGTCATGCCCTCTATGCGGGCCATGATGACATCTGGCAAAGCAGCGGACCGCGATAATACATGTGTGTACAATTGCAGCTACCTGCCCGTGGATGACGTCAAGGCGTTTGACGAGGCCATGTTTATTTTGCTGTGCGGCACTGGCGTTGGTTTCTCCGTGGAAAGCAAGTACGTTAACCTGCTGCCCGAAGTGCCTGAAAAGCTGTTTGAATCGGATCATGTGATCGCGGTGCACGACAGCAAGGAAGGCTGGGCAAAGGCATTCCGTTTGTTGTTGGCGAACCTGTACGCCGGCGAAATTCCAAAGTGGGACGTGTCCAAGGTTCGAGCCGCCGGCACCCGCCTGAAGACGTTTGGCGGCCGCGCATCGGGCCCTGAACCATTGGTTGACCTGTTCCAGTTTGCTGTTAATATGTTTAAGCATGCCCACGGCCGTAAGCTGAATACGCTTGAGTGCCACGACATGATGTGTAAGATTGGTGAAGTCGTGGTGGTTGGCGGCGTACGTCGATCGGCCATGATCAGCTTGTCCGACTTGGACGATGAAAGGATTCGTCATGCTAAAGCAGGCCCTTGGTGGGAAACTGCGCCGCATCGTGCGCTTGCGAACAATAGTGCGGTCTATAACGAAACACCTACTGTCGGAAAGTTCATGGAAGAGTGGTTGTCACTTTACAATTCACATTCCGGTGAACGGGGAATTTTTAATCGGGAAGCTGCTCGCAAGACGGTTGAAAAATACGGACATCGTGATCCAAACTTTGAGTTCGGAACTAATCCTTGCTCGGAGATTGTCCTTCGACCATATCAATTTTGTAATCTTACTGAAGTAGTGGCCCGCCATGATGACACCAAGCAAACCTTGATCGAAAAGGTTAAGCTGGCGACCATCTTGGGCACCATCCAATCGACGTTTACCAAGTTCCCGTACCTGCGCAAGGTGTGGCAACGTAACACCGAAGAAGAGCGTTTGTTGGGCGTGTCGATCACCGGCATTTACGACAGCAAATTGCTTTGCACTGAAGGAAAAGAACTGAATGAACTCCTCGCAGAACTTAGGGAAGTTGCCCGTAGCACGAATGCAGAATGGGCAGACTTATTGGGAATTCCTCGGAGTGCCTCAATTACCTGCGTCAAACCCAGCGGCACCGTTTCCCAACTTACAGACGCAGCCTCCGGAATACATCCAAGACACAGTAAGTTTTATATTCGCCGGGTTCGAGGTGACAAAAAAGATCCGCTATCGCAGTTCTTGGTCGAGCAAGGAGTACCAGCCGAAGACTGCGTATACAAACCTACCCAGACCACCGTCTTTAGTTTCCCTCAACGAGCGCCTGACGGACTCACAAGAGCGGATGTTACTCCAATCAGCCATCTATCACTCTGGCTTACATACCAGCGTCATTGGTGTGAACATAAACCTTCGGTCACTATCTCGGTTGAAGAGAAAGATTGGCCTGCTGTGGGCGCTTGGACATGGGAACATTTTGGCGAAATTAGCGGCGTGTCTTACTTACCTTATGACGGCGGGACATACCGCCAAGCACCGTACGAGGAATGCACTGAGGAAGAGTATTTGGCCCTGAAAGCCAAGATGCCCGCAATCAAGTGGACAGACTTCCAAGAGGTAACTGACAACGTAGAAGGCGCCCAAATGCTGGCCTGCGTTGCGGGAGTTTGCGAAATCTGATATAGTGTAAATGTCGGTACTTAGCAATAAGTACCGACATATTCAAACCGCTGATACGTCAGCCTGCCATAGGAGCATTATGATTTACTCGATCGACTTTGAAACACGCAGCCGCGCCGAACTGAAAGATGTTGGCCTTGACGTGTACGCCAATGACCCCAGCACAGAAATCCTGTGCATTGCATACGGCACTACGCCGGAGAATGTAAGGGTCGATAAACACCCCAACGCCCTGTTAGACCACGTTCGAAAAGGTGGCAAGATCCAAGCATGGAACGCCATGTTTGAGTACGCAATCTGGAATTGTGTCTGTGTGCCTAAGTACGGCTGGCCGCCGTTGAAGCTGGAGCAGGTGATTGACTCCATGGCGATCGCCGCGGCCAACAACATACCGCAAGGTTTGGATGACGCCGGCACCTTCATGGATTCGGCCCATAAAAAAGACCCCATCGGGTCTAAGCTGATTCAGAAATTGTGCAAACCCGACCGCAAGGGCGAGTTTAACGACGACCCCGACTTGCTGACCAAACTGTACGCATACTGCGTACAAGACGTTAAGACAGAAATGTCGATCGTCAAAGACCCGCGCAAACTTAGCGCCGACGAACAGAAAGTTTGGGAGCTGACCCAGCGCATCAACCTGCGGGGTGTTCCAGTCGATCCGAATGAGCTTCAGAACGCCGTAAAGGCCGTAGAAGCCGCCCAAAAAGAGATTGATGATGCTACCCTAGCCCTGACCGGTTGCAAGCCCTCTGAGCGGGCCAAATTGCTGGCGTGGCTGAACGACCGCGGCGCCAAGCTGGAAGACCTGACAGAAAAGACGGTCTCGGCCAAACTGGCGGCCGGCAACTTGAAGCCAGAGGTTAAACGTGCGCTGGAGCTACGCCAAGAGGGCAGCCAAACCAGCGTGGCAAAGTACGCAAAAATGTTGGAGGTACAACGAGATGGAAGAATTCGAAATACACTGGTCTATCACGGCGCGTCTACTGGCCGTTGGGCTTCGCGTGGCGGACTTAATTTACAAAATATTGCTCGTCCCACTCTTAGCGATCAGCAGATTGAGGACGCAATTCCACGAGTCTTTGGGGACGGAGTTGGCTCAATGCGAGAACTCTCCTCATTGGTTAGAAGTGCAATTAAAGCTGGCCGACGAGAGGCCTTCGTGGATGTCGATTTTAGCTCGATCGAAAATCGAGTGGGTGTGTACTTGGCGGGGCAAGCAGACAAGGTAGAGCTGTTCCGCAAGGGGCTGGATGAGTACAAGGTGTTTGCCTCTGAAAGCCTCTATAACGTACCATACGAAGAGGTAACCAAAGACCAGCGGCAGATTTCCAAGTCGGCCGTTTTGGGCGCTATGTTTGGTCAGGGCGCCAAGGGGCTGGTTAAGTACGCCGAAGGAATGGGGGTCAAGCTGACCGAAGCGCAGGCCAAAAACGCGGTGGATAACTATCGTAGCTCATACAGCAAGGTTAAGAACCTATGGGCGCTGTGTGAGCATGCAGCCATTCAGGCAATCCAAAACCCCGGTGAGCCGTTCGACGCCGGCCGCAAGCTGGTCATGAAGGTTGCCAAGGATGCGCTGTGGATGCAGTTACCCAGCAAGCGGTTAATTTGTTGGCAGCGCCCCGAGGTGGATATGGTCACTACACCGTGGGGTGCTCAAAAGCCCGGGGTTGTTATTAGCAGCCAGAACACTTACACCAGAGCATGGGGTAGGAATCAGCTTATTGGCTCTAGCATCTTCCAGTCCGGAGTACAGGGAACCGCCAGAGATTTTCTTGCCTTTGCTATGTTGAGCCTTGAAAACGCCGGTTACAGTGTGTGTAACAGTATCCACGATGAAGTTCTCCTAATAGTGCCAGAAGAAACAGCAGAGCCCATGTTGGAGGATGTCGTTAAGATTATGACGACTCCGCCTTCATGGGCTCCTGATTTTCCTCTTGCAGCCGAGGGTTGGTTTGGTAAACGTTATAGAAAATGATTTTTTAAATATTCGGCAGCAGCTTTCAATAAGATTGGGTCATCCATAAAATGGCCCAATCCTCTATTGCAATGATTGCACAACATATCTCTAACTTTTCCGGTTTTATGGTCATGATCTACAACAAGATTTGTTTCTTTTTTACATATTGCACAATTTTTTGAATTATGTTTTAGTGTAATTAAATCTTTATCAGATATAACTTTTCTAAATTTACCGCGGCATATTTCGTTTCTGTACGAACTTCTGCAAGTTCTGCACCAACTATCCAACCCATTTAATTTTTTATTATGGGGTGGAAAAAAGTCTAAAGTACCCGGCTTGGGTTCTTTACATTTTGTGCAAGTTAACAATTCCATTTTTTCAAGGCTTTATTTACCCGGCTATCGGGGTCTTTTGCGGTTTCTGAAGACGTGAGTTTTTCGCGCATTCCGGTCATTCTAGCGCAGAATGAGTCCCGACGAGAGCCCCCTTCCGGCTGGGGAGCTTTCAGGTGGGCGCCGTGTTCGCGGTTGTACGATGCACGACCAAGGGCATTCAGGCCGCCTTCGGGGTTCTTACCCTCGGACCGCTGCCAAGCCGGTGTGGCATGGCCGCCTTCTTTGTAGTGCAAGCCCTCTTCGGGGTTGGACAACATCAAACGTTCATCGCTTAGTTGCAAGCGAGGATCTTGCCAGTGGGAGGTCTCCAAGCCTTGCTTGGGCACCAGCACCAGTGGACCTGCCTGCAGTTTTTGTTCGGCGGAGAACACCGGCAGGCCGGTTGACTTGTCATAGAACTGAGAATGTTTGCGGGGATCCATACCGATCTGCGTCCAGTTGGGATCGCGCAAATACTCTTGCATCATGCGGCGCACTTCGTCGTCCGATGTGCCAACGTTAGTGCCCTTAATCAGCGCGAAAGGAGACTTTCCAGAGCCCATTTCAGCGCCTAAGGGG